CAATGCCCATAAATTGTGCAAGTAAGTCTTTTCGTTCACTTTGACTTTTATCTATAAAAATTGCATTATTGTTTTGCAAACTCAGTGTTGTTAATACAAAATCATCATATGAACCGACATGGTCGCGAATAGAAGCATTTGTTCCTGCTCGTTGTTCTCCGTTTAATGATATTTGTTGGCCATCTTCATCTAACTTCCAAAAGTCAACTACAACAGTTACATCACCATTCTTTTTAGTAGTTGCAGTTCTATCTATATAGTAGTTTACTCCGGAGATTTCAAAATTTAATTTGCAGTAAAAAGATTCTGTTTGTGTATTAAGTACATGGGCTGCCTTGAATGCTCTATCGCATTTGTCAAATAAACAAAAACTCAATGCACTCATTACACTGCTTTTGCCACTTGCGTTGGAAGCAAACAATCCCATAACACTTTTCATGTTAGTAAAATCAACTACATTTGCATCTCCGTAACTGAACATATTACCAAACTCAAACTTCTTGGGTTTCCAAATACAATTCCTAAGAACTTCCTTTACAACCAATTTATCATTCACTTCTTTGTTTATATCAAGTGCGGTTTGAACTTGATCATCCTCTACGACAAAATTTCTACGAAGATAATCTTCGATCAACTCATTTTGAACTTGGATCAGTGATATATCACCAAAGTCGAATTTATTATCACGATCAAACTTTTTAGCCTCTGATATAGCATCACACCTTGTTACATTTAAATCACTTATACTTGTTCGCTTGCGAATGTCTGCAATTATTTCCTTTGTTTCCGTTGCAGTTGTGTTGTATACCTTTACACGAAGTCTTGCTTTTTTTGGTAACTTACTCAAATCACTGACACACTCTCCGTCACGCACTTCGATTGTATAATATCCATAATCATTATGAACTTCGTGGTGGGTATGTTCACGTGTCGGTAAATCCCACAATGCATATCCATGGCCATACGGTTTTTCACCGTGGTTTTGTTGAATCATACTTCCGGAATAAACTACGATTGGTTTATTCTGATTATGCCTTTTTATCTTTACATATTTTTCTTTAACTTCGTCCATTTAATGCAGTTTCTAAAATTTGTTCTCCTACTTCGGAATCAGTTAAAAACGGATTCAGGTGAACATGATTATCATTTGGAAAATATTTACAAGGTCCTAAATATGGAATTCTTGTTTCTAGATTATTTACATCACCTCCACTTTGTTGCCACACTATTCCTTTTGGTCCGAACATTTGGTGGATATAATCAGTAGTTATTATTGTGTTTGTACCAAGAGCAGATGATATATTAGTAAGACACCCCTCACCACCCACAACATAATCGCAGTTTTTCATTAAACTTGCAGTAAATGAAAATTTACTTGTTGAGTTTAAACATGGATAGTTTTTTGAAATGGTATCTTCTATACCAAGTGCAAACAACATAACTTTTGGTGAAAGTTCCATGCACTTTATTATATCAAAAATATTTCTTTTACCCGTTCCATATCCAGTTCCGTCTTCACCACCCTCTGCACGATTATACTGATCCTCAGTAAATAAAAAACTTTTTCTATCCCAATCAACTTGATAACCTATTTTAACTAAGTCAGATTCCCAATCTCCTATCTGTGTCAACTCGTTCATGCTTTTTTGTATAGAATAATCAAGTTGGGGATTTGTAAAAACTTCAAAGGTATCGTCGAAATTTTCAATTCCACACATACGTTGAAACTGAGATACCACTGACTCATATGGACTAAGTGTAGATACATCTTCACTCATTACATCATGCACAACATCATAGTCTATATTCGCATTTTCTTTATAGTAAACTTCATCAATGTATGGGTTGTTTGTCAACAACTCTATAGGTTGTAGATAATTAACATCAAAGTGAACAATACAATTGGGATTTTTTTCTTTTAACTTTTTTGCGACACTACTACAAAAAATAACATCACCGATGTGAATGTTTCTACATCTGATTAATATACTAGTCATCTGCTAAACACCACCCCTTTAGTTTATATTCATCTACTTTATCTTCTGGAATAAATTTATGTTCTGATTGATATTCCTGTAATACTTGGTGTTTGTGAATGTCACCCAACATAACAATGTCATACCCGTTGAACATAGGAAGTTCAATGTCACCACCCATGACAACATACCCGATGTCTGTCATACTACGTTTTACTGCACCATGATAAACTGCAATTTTGGTTTTAATACTTGGATCATTTATATCAAGACCCGAAATATAGTTCTCTGGATCATCTAATATACTAAACACCCCAAATGCAACATCACCTATTTTATATAAACCACTATTTTTAAGATAAAAAAGATTATCATCATCCATCATATCCATAATAGGAGATAGTACATCAAGACGATCAGGATTATTTAGATTACAATCGTGGTTACCGGCAATTACAATTGTCGGATGGAGCTTTGAGCACTCTCTTAAAAATGAAGATATTTGATGAATTAACTCAGGACTCATTTCTGTCTTAGCATGAGCAATATCCCCACCTATAAAAATTATTGCATTGTCATAGTTGTCTTTTTTTACCTGTTTATAGAAGTTTTCAAACACTAACGAGTATTCTGTATGTCGTTTAACATTTCTTATATGAATATCTGCCAAATGATATACTTTTTCTACATTCTTTAAATTAGTTTTTAATTCATGCATAATTTTTGTTTCATCAATTCACTAAAATCAAGAAGGTTAGTTTCTCTGATTCTATGAATAATTTTGTTAAATCCCAAATCGGCTGCGTCTTCATTTTCCAGTCTGACCAATTTTACTTTTATATTATCGTTCATTAAAGTTTCTGATATATATAATGCGTTTTTATACGCATCATTATCTAATACAATACTAACTTCTTTTACATCATGTTCTATTAAACGCATTTTAAGTTTGCTTGGAATATTTTTTCCGAGTAAAGCAATTGCATTTCTGCGAATTGCCATCGCATCAAAAACACCTTCGCACAAAATAAGTGGTTCGGCAAAGTCAATTTGATTTTCAAATACAACTACATCTTTGCTTACTGGTGGATTTTTATACTTCAAATAAGCATTACCTGTAAAATCTCTTGCTAAAAAGTAATTTAATTTGTTGTCTACATCAAATGAAGGAACGATAATACGACCTGCATAATCTCCTTTATCACAATATCCTATATCGTATCTCTCAATGTCATACAATTCAATTCCACGATTTTTTAAATACTTCATTGCTTTAGAATAAGAAAAATCAGTATGTGTTTCAGTCAATCTTTTAAATTCATAGGGCAACGATACAAATTGCTCTTCGGTATCAGCAAGTTTAGTATTTTTTGGAAGTTTAACAATCTTGGATAACTCTGCAAAATAATTGCTTGGAACCTGCATTCTTTTGAATAATGAAAAGATACTACGACCTTTGGCATTTGTATCAATCCAACTTTGCCACCTCTGCGTTGTAAGATTGACTGCTAACTTTGGTTTACGGTGATGTGAAAACGGACACACAAACATTGCTTCGTCTTTAGAGACGATTTTACCTTCACCTAACACCTTCTGCAACAAGGCATATAACTTTTGCTCGGAAATCCCCATCAATTGTCAATAGTATACCAATGATATAGCGATGCTACCGTTGCGTCCAACATATCGTAGTTCCTTTTATCATAATTTTTTCTACTATTATAGACAATAAATTCATTTAAATCAATCTTTTTCTCAAGTTGTTCACGTACAAAAGTCTTACTATCAACTCCCTTTTCACGACTTTTTCCTAATACTGCTTTGCGTAAAGTTGATACATTTACATGATTGACTTCCACTTCATACAAAGCCTCTATTACATAACTTATTACTGCGTTGCACTTTGCGAGTTTTACAATCGTTTGTTGACTCGTTCGACCCCCTCCAAATCCACTCAAAGAATCTTCAACTATTATAATATGTGGGTCAATTGAACGGGGGTCAAGATATCTTGCAAGTGCGTGTGCTTTATTCTTAATACTTGATTCTTTGTGTATATCGATATATCCCGCGTCAATTACTTTTTCTTTGGAAATTGACGCACAATATCCTACAACGGTTGAACTAATATCAAGTCCAAGGGAAATTTGATTTTCTGACATACCTAGTATAGTACATCAATTAAATAAAAAAATCAACTATTAAAGTACACCACGGCCGTTATTAACCGCAGAAGATATTTCACTGCCGTTAAACGAAGTTTCATATTTAACGGTATCCATTTTACGACGGAATGCACTATTATCTGCAACAGGACCCGTTACTTGCACTGGATTTCCTCCTCCGTAGTCGGAATAAGTAAGTCTAAGTCCATCGTCAAATCTACGGGTGAATCCTGTAATTTTGACTCCGTCAGTTGGAGTGTCACTCATGAAATCTGCCCCAGGACCCTTACCCAAACTTGAATCTACCCCAGGAACGGTGTAACCACCACTGCTTTGTGCTTGACGAAATACACTTTTATCTGCGTTATATTCAGTTGGTTCTTTGTTTGCACGTGGCATACCCGTTGAAAAGTTGCCTCGATCTATTCCGATTCTAAAACCCGCAGTTCCCTTTGCAGCGGTGTCATCCATAAAATTTTGAATTATTGATGTTCGGTCAGCTTTTAAATTTGCAACACGACCATCGGGACCTTTACGATATATAGTTACTCCTGCTTGATTTGATGCGTGTTTAATATCATTTCTTATAGGTTCTCCCTTACCATATGCACCCGTTGTATCTCCTTCTTTTACAGTATCATCGAGGCCACCACCTTGATATGTATCACCCGAATTTCCCCCTCGGGTTCCCCCGTAACTAAAAAAATTGGTACCCTGATCACGTTGCGCCGCAAATGTAAGTCCATTTGCCGCCCCACCTGCACTGAGTAGCAAACTGCCTTTCTCGAATCTTTCTTCAAGTCCCATCTGCATTGATGCTCTATCTGCACCACTATTAAAACCTACTGTTTCTTTTGCCATAATTTATTTTCTCCAGTTTATGAATTTTAATATAAATATGAGACACCTTTCACTAACCGTCATATTTTACCAAAAAATTTATTGGATAGTTATTAGTTATCTTAATTGGTTTTCCAAGTTTGGCAACTCCCACAAGAGACAACCCATCGTATAACCCAATTGTGGTCGCATGGGGTTTGAGTGAATCTAAGTTTTTTCCGTTTTTCATTAACCTTTCAAGATTTTGATATTCTTTAAAATCATCAATAATATTAGTTCCGTTTAGCTTTCCCGTCATATTATCCAAAAAACTTACAATGTCATTGGCAACTCTTCGTTTTGAGTACTTATTAACCAAACCCTTTATCAACTCTGTACCAGAATTTCCGCGGAAATATCTTAATATCAGTTTAGCATCAAGTGAGTCGGAGTTTCCATCTTGATTTATGTCAAAGTTTCCGTCTGATTTTAGTTTATTAAGATATGGCAGATATGTCTCATACTCACTCGTTTCAATGATATTGGATTCTCTAATAAAAAAGTTCAAAACTACATCTTCTGATTCTGTCAGCAAGACATCTGAATTAGGCCAGTGTGAATCTTGTTCAATTGTTATACCCGGATAAGTTTCCTCGTATGCAGTCTGCTCAGAGTCTGATTCGAACGCATGGGTTGTTAAAAATTTAAAAATAATAATGATATCGTGTATGTCAAACTTTCCGTCTTTGTTGATGTCATATGGTATATCGTCCATTACCACCGATGTTGGGTTCGTGCTAAAATTAAACTCATGTGGTTGTACATTACATAAAATTTCTGTTTCGTGTAATGTGTGACTACCTTTGAATTCTATTTTATATCCAGATATCCCACTCAGTTTCATAAAATCTTCCATGTAAGTGTCACGGAGGTCATTTAATACTATAACACCGTTTTTATAAAAAATATTACCAATTTGTGTTTTTCGGTCTTCTGTAATGGTAGGTGAGTCGTATGAAAAAACATGACCATATATGCTAGGAGTGTTAGTGTGTGTGTAATTGTCTCTGTAATGTATTCTGTCAAAGTTAGCAAAGACACTCTCGGAACTTTGCATGTTTATCTTATCTTCATTAAATGTAGTGAGTTCGTATAACGGAAATCTTCCAATCACAGGAGAACCCGAGAATGCCAAATCTGCACTTATTGTGACTGAATATCCGAATTGGTGTCTTGCTGATAATTTTTGCTTTGTTGATGTGATTGTTTTTAATAGTTTCGAAGAAGTTTTATCTAGTCTAAAAAAATGAACCTTACCCTCGGTCATATTTAAATTTTCTCCATTTATTGACATAAACTCCTCTGACGAAGTATCTACTCCAATGAAATAATCATCAATTACTAGATTATCATCAATGTCCACCGAAATATTACTCATGTCTATTGAATGCGACCCTACCATTAAAGTATTTTCGTACAGAGAAATTGAATGACCAAATCTATATGTAATTTGCTCCTCGGATTCTTCCAGTGAATACAATTTGTACCCAAACTCTATATCATGTGAATTATTATATAAAAAAACAGAACCACCTTCATTGTCAACTGTTTCATTTTTATAGTTTCTATCAATAGAATCTCCGATTACGATATATCTATCGTTGACATCAATTGAAATTCCAAATTTAGTTTTTTCTGGTAAATAGTAGTCATACGGATACAACACACTAAGAGAACGGTCTTTTGGTGTATAATTCAAATCGATATCTGTTTTACTAGTCCAAATAGAATTTCGTTTTATTTTATTTATCAAACTCCATTCGTATTTACACGTTTGCTCGTATTCATAAACATACACATTTTGTTTTTTTGACGAAGGTGTTCCTATATAGAGTCTATTTTTATATATTTTGACAGTTTCACCAAATCTTTCAGACGAATCTGTCGTATCTCCAAATACACAATCTTCAAGTTCCCATGTAGTATCACCCACAGCAAAATTAGGAGTATTATCGTATTCATGTGGTTCGTATCCAGAGTCAAAGTCTTTAACCTCATCTTTGATTATAGTATCAACTAAAATTTCGTCATCATCAAATGTAATAAGATCAACGGGACACGGTAATCCTTCTATATATTCATCACTACCCGATATACAATTTTCATAACCAACGTCCACTATTGATCCTGTTGTAACTTCATATGTGGGAGTTGTAGATTCAATTATACATCCTGATATTGTATTATACCACCACGTAGTTATTGGTTCGTTGGTTGATCCAGATACAATACATCCCGACAAATGCGATCCTGATAGAAATGTTCCTGATGGCAAGCATCCAGACACAATATTTCCAGACACAATATTTCCGGAAATAATACTACCAGATATAATCCTATCAGGAATTATATGCTTTATTAAGTCTCCACCCACAATATCTTTTGTTATAGTTCCGGATGGAAATGTCCCGGAGTCACACTGCTTTTCTATCCGAATATGATGCGGGTCGGAAAATCCAACCAAAGACGATCCGTCTGGTATCACACTGTTCACTTTCCATCTGGTTGTATCTTTGTTTATTTTTTTTAATAACTCACCACTCGGATACCCCTTTCGTTTATTATCGGCAATATCGTAAAAGTATCCATCTGGAACATCAGTCAACCTCATCCAAGGACTACATTGTGTTCTTTTCTTTTTTCTAAATACATAAACCACTCCGGACCCATGCATAGCACCAGGAGCTCCGATGGCAAGTGTGTCACCATCAACTGAAATTGAATATCCGAACTCCGTGTCGGGAATTCCTTCAATTATGTTGGTAATACCCCAATTATCTTGACCTCCTTTAGATTTTTCATACATAAAAACATGACCAGTTCTCTGTTCACTTGTGCTACCTCTTATGTGACTCCTCGGAGACCCAATTGCACATATTGTGTCGGTCAATTGCAGTGATGATCCAAAGTTGTCGTTTTGTGAGTAATTGTTAGCAAGAACAACCCCCCTAATTTCTTTCATAAGCAAATTGTTATGGTCATGTCCTGATTCAGTTGCTAAACCATTTTGACTAAATGGGCAATAGAACTTACGAATACATTTGAATTTACCGGTGCTTTTTTCTTTTTTAAACAAAACGGCACTACCAGATTGAGATTCTTCAATTGCAGTTTCATCAACAGACGAACCTACTATTAAGTAATCTCTATTTGATTCTGTTGTTTTTCCAAAATAAAAGGGGTTATCTGTGTCATGTGCTTCGTGATCACACACACCGTCATCGTAGTCTATTCTTTTTATGTCCGAAAATGTATAATCGTCTGTTATTAAATTCGTATAACCATCATCTTTAATTTTTATAGTATCAAACGATGAACTATTATCAACCACCACCACGGAATCATTTTTGATTCTATCTCCAAAGTTTTTCTGTGATATTTCAATTACTGTTATTTTATCGTCAAGCACACGTCTTTCAATGCGTCTGCCACTGTATATATCACCTTGGTCTATATCGTCTATCACAGTTGGGTCGTGATATTCTGCACTCTCTACACCAAACAACATAAGTGGATTTTTTATACTTAGTTTTTTATTACGATTAAAATCAAAATGTTCTACAAAATAGTCATTATAAAATAAATGTTTAATATTACTATATATAAGTCGTTGATATGTCCCATCCCAGTTAACCAACTCTTTTGATGAATTGTACTTAGTGTGATCTATAGGATAAAACGTTCCTGATATGTTGCTTCCTTCCCGTGTTCTAAGTTTCAACTTATTTGGATCATCGTATTTCAAGTCTTCGGCAGATACCTGTATACCATTCTCATATAGAACCAGTGAATCATTAGAAAGTTTTTCTACAACATAATCTTCAATATTAAAAGTTTGTTTTCCACATACATTTACACTTTTTTTAACAATACTCTCAAGTATCTTATTAACCTGTTCGCAATTTTTATTTTCATAAAGTACTTCGTGTGTGGTTTTATTTTTTATGTTATATACATCATGCTCTAATAAGATTGAATCCAGGTTGTCGATTGTAGAAAATGACCACCCTTTGAACGCAGTGAACGGCCTCACGGTCTTATCCGAGCTCTTGATTCTTTTTATCATATAGATATAAATATATTTTTTGTAAAAAATACAAAAAATTAAAAATCTAATTTTACTTTAATAAGAGCCTCGGAATCAAATGTTTTTAATATAGGTCTGCTCATCTTAGCAACTGCCACCAACTCATTATCACGGTTATATAAACCAATGGTAGTTATATAAACACGTGGGTCTTCAATAAAAGTATCGTGGCGTATTCTACCCAAATAATTATCAAGTTCAGCATTTGCTCTGCTGGCCAGTGTTCTTGCTTCATACCCCTGATAAACAAATGATGGGTTATTGCTATAATTAAAGTCAGTATTTTTGATTCTGATAAAATAATGCTTTGATGGAACAAGTTCCGTGCTTCTACATTCAAATTGTCTACCTAATTGAAGTGCATCAAACAACTTAATAAAGTTTTGATGATTTTTATCACCACCTGCACGTTTTAGTCTTTGTTGACCCGAGTCTCCCTCGTTCCATGTAGACGATCTATTTATAGGATATTCTGTATCAGTTTGGTCAAATTCTTCTACACTTCTAACATTACCCACCTCATCTTCAAACCTCGGGTTTATTTCTCCAAACCAAGAAAATCTTGCTCCTTCATTTTCTTCTTTGACATAGTCAGTTGGTATTGGATTTCCAAGTGCTTCGTGTTTTGTTACGGCCGTATCTAAACCTTCACACAACTGATCTGCAATAGCCCGTGTGTTTAAAACTATTATACCCAAGTCGGGATACACTAAACCGAATCCAATATTTTTATCAGGTGAATATCTTATATCAGTATTCGATGCATCATAAAAATCAGATGGTTCGGATGTCATTCTTATTATATCCGAGTCATCATTATTATATCGGTCAGAATTAAATGTTTTTACTAAATCAAACACACGACCAAATTGAGGTGACGATGATACGAAATTTAAAGAAGTTCCAAAGATACTGGAATCTTGAAATGCGACTCTATAACTAATTTGATCATTAACTGACACCCCAAGTGTAAATAAAAAGTTTCCTTCATCTATTCTCTCTTTCATCCTGGATGTTGAAAAATTTATAAAATGACAATAATCTGCATCATATCCTACAAATGAATTATTTACTTTACGAGTGAATGTAAATCGTTTATCATCGGGATTTAATAAAATATTTTTGTATTGTGAATATACATTTTTTGTTATTTGTGGGGTCTTGTTGTTATGTGCAGAGTTTATAGGACTTCCATATCCATTTACATGGCCGTACGATATTGAAAATTGTTGTTCTGCTCCCTGATTAAACAACCCAGCAATATGCACCTCTTCTTGGTACACGTCCATGTAATAATCCTCTTTACTCGGAGTTGTCCAGTTATCTTGAATGTCTTGAGATGTCTGTGCAGTTGACAATGGTGTTTTCTGTTTTTCTTCGTCATAAAAAAACTCAGAAAGTTCTGATGTATTTTCTCCACTAAACAGACCATCGTGTATTGTAGTAACCCTACCCGATACGGTATCTGTTGTATCTAGTTCTTTAAAAATGGCCACGATTAATACCCTATGTTCCCGGATTCTGATATTCCCTCAAGTGGTTCGGCAAGAACATTTACTGGAATCGTTATTGAACCCCCACTTTCATTTCCTATGATGGTTAAGTTTGCACCAACATTACGAGTAATTGATGGATTTACTTTAAACTCAAATGTCAATCCAACCGCCGTTTGGGCAAAAGTACTTGCGGTGTCACCCAAAAATATAGAAGTATTTTCTCCCACAGACGCATCAACTCCGGTTCCGGTGATTGTTCCAACTTCTCTGTTGGATAATACCGCCGTGTATCCAAGTTGAGTGTTATATACTGGATTCGTGGTTGGGTTTAATGTAACCACTCCATTGTAGTCTTTGTCTAGTGTAATACTTTGTTGTCCTAATTTTATTACAGGAATGTGTTGTGTACCGGGTGGTAGTGTAACAAGTTTGTATTTAAGTGATTGAGATTCGTCTGTAAGTGGTTCGAATACAGGGGTGTTTCTGAGAGCAAGATCAAAAAATTGAGATCCATCTGGATGATCGGAATCGTATAAAGTGTAGTCTATTTCGTCATCTGCCAATGCAAAACTTGTAATGTTGAGACCTTGATCGGATGCCAGAAGTTCGCGACCTCGTTTTGTTAACACCGCTTCAACGGTAATTGTTTCATTATTTAGATAACCCATACTAATATATATATTTTTTGATAAGTTTTAGAATATAAATATTTATATAAATGAAAAATTTAGCAAATTAAGTTGCTTCCTTTACAATTCCACATAAATTTCCCATATATTCAGTTGTTCCGTATTTTAAGTCACCTGCATTGGGACCACCTATTATTTCAAATTTCATTCTACGTCTTACATCAGGACTCAAAGTTTGATCATCTTTTAGGTGCTTGTATTCATCATACCAGTTAATAGCATCTCTGGCATATCGTTCCTGATAATATTCAAAATCATAGAAGTCCAGAAACGGCATACCACCACACCTATCAGTATCTACCGATGCTGATGAATTAGTAACCCGAGTTGATTCATATAACCCACGTATGTATTCTCCGGCAACATGGCCCAACTCCACATCACCGTAAGTCAAAGATTCACTATACATTCTAATGTCATCAATCATTCCCGAAAACCTTCCGATTTCTAACTCATCAAATGTTATTTCATCGTGTTCAACACCAAGGTCGTATTTATTGGTATAAACCCCGTCAACAAAAACAGACACCAAACCCAACCTGTAGAATATAAATGTTACATGGGTCCAACTGTCTTCGGGTATTTTTACATCCAGATCAACTAGATGGGAATCATTGGAATTTGTCCAGGCATATCCAAGTGAAAGTTTATTTCCATTGGGGTTGATCACAACACCATGTCGTTTATTATTATCAGTTGAGTTATTGACAACTATCCCGGCATTATCTGCACTCATTCCTATCGGTCGAATCCAAAAGCTCAAAGTACATTCGGTTAATTTAAACTCATCAATGTTTTTATCAAACTTCACATAGCTGTTTGTGTTTTCAATAGAATTTGCTACATTGTTATCTAGAAATAATATTTTCTTATAGTTTCGTGAAAACCCACCTGTTTTAATTTGCGTGTTATGAAGTGTTCCGTTTCTTTCTTTTTCTGAATTATCTTTTACAATATTATCAGATTCTATAATATTTTCAAAATCAATATGAAGTTCTAAAGATTTTTTATTTAAATCTAATGTGTCTGTTGACTCGGTTGGTGGTGTAACATCACCATTAATACCATCGTATCCGCACGGCAGTGGAGATGCATATGTCTTATCTTCCAAATACCAAAAAGTATCTCCCATCCCGCCTCGCAACCCGGCCTTTCTGGTTCTGACTATCGGTGGAGTCATATCAGGTGATCCATCAACAGATATTGTGTTATTTAGATTACTTACAGATTTTCTGCAATGTAAATTAGACATACTTTTATCGGTGTGACCACGATCACTTTTTGTAAATTTATAATGGGTATGCAACACACCATTTAACATTTTTCGGTTTGCGTTACCAATGTCTGCTAAATTATAGTAACTAAATGTAGACTCTACGATAGATTTATTGTTTATGTCTATCTGAGTTGAAAGTTTTCGGGTGGATAGTGGTGACGGATTTGGACCTAATTGAGTATCAAATTTTTTCTTAAAATCTACATAGTAGTTGGAAGTTGAAGTTGCAGGAACAACTACTTCAAAACCATACACATAATCTGCACCCGGTATAATGTCAACATACGACTCACCAAAAGTTTCTTCCGGTACTTCTAGTCGTATTATTTCCTCACCAAATAAACTGCTAGTTTTGTCACTAACTGATGATACTGACAAGACCTCTGCATCTTCAATTACACGAATCCCTCGGGTTATCCAAAGAAATGCACCTTCACGAAATGTAACATTTACACGATCACCTGGTCTAATTCCCCCCAACGGATGCTTGGGTGAGTTTATCTCTGTTTGATCTCTGTGGTAGTTTAGACTGACATCAAGTGAGTATACGGATTTATCTGTCTCGTGTGTGTACTCTATGCTAGTTGGGAGTTTATATAAGACCCCACCTTTTATATATTTAGAATTTTTACTCCGTGTTTTGTTTAAATGATCAGGTGGTGACATCTTAATTAATTTATTTTCATCGGTTACATCATTCTGTATATCTACTACCCTATAATACTGATTGTTGAAATCTACAAACGCACTTAAGTTTTCTGACCACTCCATGTTTGTAACAAAAACTGCATCGTTAAGTTGTAAGTTTGAGTGCTTGTTGACTTTAACATTTAATGTATTTGTGGAGTACGAAAAATAATTTTCTGTTTTAGAACCAATGATTGGTACATCTTCACTTTTAATGCTTTTAATTGACTCAGAACCAGACATAATCGTCGCATTAAAAATTCCATTATCAAAATTTACATATAATTTTAAATCATCAGAAAATCTCTCTCCACTTGGTCTCAGGTGTTGTGTAAAATTAGTTGGAATTATATACTTCTTTCTCAGTTTAACCCCACCTACATGCGTTTCTAGCATCGTATTTTCATTGCCTTCTTGTATAGATGCAAGTTCAATAATGTCATATCTGCCGTTGCGAGACTCGCACTCATCAGAAGATGATTCTTTTACGTTTTTGAATATTTGGGTTGTGTCTTTTACATTTAAAGTTGGTAATTCAAAATCAGATTTAAAATTTTTAAAATCGGTTTCGTAACTGGATATTAGTTCGTGCATATAATCATACGAAGACTGGGATATATTTAAAATTTTATTGGTGGTCTGTGAGGATTTTATTTTACGTGACCACGACATATCAAATGTGCAGATTGGTGGTGGTGTTAAAATCACAGAATTGTGCATATTTAATCTACAAAAATATGTGCCACGTGCATTGATATATTTGCTAGTTTCGTTTTTAAGTTTTATATCGATATTTTTATGGAAATTTAATTCAATTTCATGTTGGACTTTGTCTGGAATTTTTATTGAATTTATTTCAGAAGATTCAAATGATTTAGAAACTTCTATAAGTTTTGTTTTTCGTTGTCGTGGTGTTTCTTTTAAAGATGTTCCTTTTAAAATAGAAGTGTCTATTAAATGTTTAATATTTCCACTAAATCTGGACGATGATGATTTGATATCGCAATCAAAAAATTTATATCCACCGATACGACCCTCTACGATTAAATTTTTAATAAATCCGTTTTGAATTACGAAACTTACGATGCCATACACCTTACCCGATAATATGTGGCCTGTGAAGTTAAAATTGAGTATAGCATACCCGTTTACATATTCTGATTTATTTATTATGTTTCCGTATATCAATTCACCATTAAGTGTTGCGTCTTCGTGAACATAAAATTCAAAGCCAACTTTATTAGTGTTTCCGTAAACCTCACAATTAAACTCGGAGTTTTTTAGTATTCGTCCTGATATACTAACTGCTTCGTATTTTTTAGACACGGATGTGTTTTTGGTGTATCGTTTATGTGTCTTTTCACTTGTTTCAATTTTATACTTAGACGAAATTCCTCGGTAAGAACTTACTCCATACATAATATCATTTGGTATGTTTAACACTTGGTTATACCCAAACTCGGTTGGGTATGTTTGTGATCTGTTTGATTTTATTTTGAGTGTAGTTGGGAACCCCGAAACATCGGCATCGGTTATGTCATAGTAACCTCGTTTGTTTCCGTGGGAAACTATTTTTTTATTTTTTAATCCTGATTTTATATGTATGTCATCATACATTAAAATTTCATTTTGAATTGGTTTTCTTTGCAACTTACTTCGTTCTAATAAAGTTGGTTCTACCAAAAGACCAGACATTAATATTGTTCTAGCAGGTATTAACTTTTCAATATTTTTAAACAGAGACGGATCGAGGTAAGATTCTAACATAGACAGATAATTTGAAAAATCTACTTTTCCGAAATTGTGCTTAAAGAATAAGTTTTGGACTTGGGTAAATCCTTCATATGACTTGTTGTATAATTCACGTGGATCACCTATGTAATCACCGAGTTCAAACTCACCGAAAAATCTCAAAATCTCGTGGTTTATGATATCAGATGGACTGAAGTAAACTCCTAGTTTATTTGTGTCAATCGTAAATAAGTCTCCACTTTTTCGTGTGCTTCTTTTTGAAACCGATAGTTGTGTTTGTAACTCCTGTGTTTCTATTCTTATTTTGTTATTATTAAACACCTGTGCTCCATATGAGGGTAGTTGTGCAGTTTGTCGTTGGTTCTGGCCATTGAAATTGTATGGATAGTTTGTTTGATCAAAATTATATGCTCTTGCAAATTTACTGACATCTTGTCTGAGTGAGCTGTTTTGTATTACTCCATACTCCTCTGTATCAGTTCCCGTGAGGTCATAAGGAAAATCAAAATTTGCTTTAAACATCAATGCGTCCTCAAGAGAAAATGGATCAGAAACATCATAAGATTGATTAAATTTTATATGGTTTTCAAATCTATGTTCATCTATTGGAGTTGAATATAACCGCAATCGGTTCAGTTTTCCATAGAAGTTTGACGCATAGATGTTTCCGATAACTACATATGATGGATGTAAAAACTTTTCTATATTTTCTTTTTTAAGTGATATTGTTGATTGTCCTGTATATGCAATTTCTCCATCTATATAACGTTTTATATATATTTGTACACCCATATCGGACCAACGGTCTGATTCAGATATCTGTATTAACACATCATATTCATTGTCTTCGTATGGATATATTTCTTCTTTACCACCGTTATCTTTTATATATTCACGACGGATTGATTCTCCTTCATTGATCTCAAAATAAAAACGACCCCACCCCACATTAGATGCACTTTCGTTAAGTACCTCGTTTGCATGAAAACCAAACGACCAATCCACAGATGTTTTGGTTGCACCAGTTTCACTAGAATACACATCATCCATTCCCGATAAAATTACAACGTTTTCAAATAAATCACACTTGTTATCATCCAAAGAGAATTTAAATTCAATGGCATTTGAGCCAAGTAATCCTTGATTCCAGTCTATTGTTAGATATTGATTATTTTTAGAAAAAACTAAATGATAATCAAAGTGATCAAATGTATACAACACCTTATCGTTAGTTTCTGTATTATATTCAATTCCTCCGAACTCACGAATTCTAAGTAAATAGTCAGGTACACCATAGCACCTAAACATAGCACGAATAGACTTTTCTGTTCCAATTGTTTTTAATATGTACGGAAGGTTGTTTAAAATCCGTCTCCATATTATGTGCTTTTTTTCTTTAAATCTTTTTATATAATCAAGTTGGGTTTCATTTCTAACCTGTCGTATTATGCCATCCAACCCACCTTCGTCATACCCCTCGAACGAACCACCAAAGTAGTCTAGCATATGAGAAACTAGTTCGTTTGGAATTCCCTTATTTGGATTGTTAAATGGTTTTTTTATATTTCCAATTCCTTCCACGTATAGGTGTATTAAATCAAACTGATGTCCCACAAATGCTAAAAAGTCAAAATAATCTTCATTCTGGTCATCTCGTACAATAAACTCAGGTGTATTGTTTAAAAAAGAATTGTCATTGTACTTGTCATACACATCTGCACTTTTTGCTTTCTCTGCATACCACGTATATCCAGAGGATCGTGAGAATTCTTCCATAGTCGCAGGAATTGGCATTGGTCGGTAATATATTCTGGATGACAAAAACTGATATTTCTTGTGATTTAATGGTATTTTTTTACCGACACACTCACCACACTTACAGAAGAATTCCCACATATCACTTTGACCGGGTATGTCTTCTGGTTTTGGGTTTGCAGATGCAGAGACCAACCACACAGAATCGTCATACAACACCGCCTGGCCCTCTGTATAATCGTATACCGTGTCTTCCCAGTCGTCAACTGCATCGCAGTTAAAGTCCGCACGAGGCCAACTTACATAGTTGTATATTAATTGATTTTCTAAACTCCGAATTTCATCGGCGTATGCTCCGTCGTCATCTCCACTGGTTTTAATATTATCTTTAAGTTCGTCTACTCGTTCTTTAATCAGTTTGGCAGATTCCGACAACTCAGTTATATCCTCAAAGTATAAAAATCTTTCGTATCCATCCAAGTTGTTTAATATTTCTAGTTTTTCGTCACTTAGTTTGGCCATTTGAGAATCATATGACAATTTACTAAACTTTTCCGGAGTACTGTTTCTCCAAGACCTTCGTATTTCTTCTATTTTTCTATCAATATTTGACAATTTAGTTAACTTAAATATAAACACATCAAGTCTTTTTCGTGCAGATGAATATCTTACAAAATTATTAAAATCGGAATAATCTATTGTCAAATAATAATCTTCTGTTTGATTATTAAAATAGTTTGAAATTTCCTCTGTAATTCGTTGTGGTGTACCAAACACCTCTTCTCTCATTTCAAGTTCAATATTTTTTATTTTTTCTAAAATACCAGGATCACTTGAGTCTAAATTTAAAAGACTATTTCTTTTTATTTCTGTTTCGGTGTGCTTGAGTTGCTCTGAGGTGTATGTTTGTGTTCCTTGACCCGCGAGACCACTTAAGTCAGGGTTTCTTAGTTTAAATAGTCTTGGTTTACTCTTCCTATATAACAAAACTCGTTGAATTATATCATCGGAATATATTGAATTATTTAGATGAAACCCCGCACCAACTTTTATATCAGTTGGAAGTGGGTTTGTTAATTTAAAAATCAAAGGTATGTGCTTGCGTTCGTGGTTTATATTTTCGTTACCACGTGCAGTAGTAAGAACCGCAACTTCGTGTTTATCAAACACCATTATACTTGACAGATATGAATTAAATTTTTCTTTATATATTCCGGCCGGAATTTCAGAATTATACATTTCAAGTAGAGTATCTTTGTATAAATTTTTATACTTTGTATACTCTACTCCAGACGAGTTAGCAAATCTTGTTGATTTTTCTAGGACATATTCAACACACCGTTCAAACTCTTTAAAAAACTCGTCTTCTGTAAAAACACTCGTATACTTAAACAAAAAAATGTTATTATACAACAAGCTAATTTCATCATGTAGTGTCTGGCATTCAAATGAAAAGTCATCAATTGAATTAAAATTAAAAAAATCTACAAGTTGATATACCTTATCATGGAATCCCTCTATAATGTACCCACTGTTGATTATTTCATTTATGTGAGTTTTTAAATTTATTGATTTTATAAAAGAATGTATTTCATGAAATACATGAGAAATCGGTATTTTTTTATTGAAATAATTTAAATACTCGTTGTTAAGAGCAAGTTCTGCTGGACGGATACTGGTCTTGAGTGAACTTGGTATTACCTTTATTTCAGTTCTACTCGGAGATATATCCTGTACTATAAGTTTGGACAACGATTCATGTGTCCCTATTTCTTCACATTTTAATGATATTCCAATTAAAAAAGAACCACTGGTTTCACCTAACTCTTTGAGCTCGTGAGTGGGTGACAACACTACGTGATTTTCTTTTGTTACTTCAAACTTACGATTAAATACTGAGATTGTTCCTGTTCTTCGTGTATTGGAATAGTCTACGAAGTCAAATGTCAACCTATCAAACATTTCACTGGATTTCACGTATTTTTCTTTTATTACATTAGTTTCATTGTCATATATACTAAAAACGACCACATCCTTTGGGTTTCTACCAAACCCCAGTTTTGTTTGGTTGGTTGATTCATTTACAACAATACGATAGATATCAGGATCAACCATAGACACCCTCGGATAGTCAAACCCCTCTCCCGATGCAGGTTCTTTTACAAATTTAATATATTTGCTCATGTGATTAAGATACCGTTCTAATTAGATATAAAAGGAAATTTATCGTTTTTACGTTCTTGGTTCTCTGTGAGTGGTAAGAACGGAAATTCATCATTAAAGTCCGAAGGTACTTTTCCCTCCCCAAGTGATATTCTCTGTGATATGATTAAATCACGGGCAGCTGCAAAGTTTTCTGATGATTTTTCTTGAAACTGCACACCTCGTTCAATTTCTGTGTCCAGTATCTCTGACATCTCTCCAAGTTGAGTTTGTAAAATGTTCTCTTGATCAAGTTGACTTTTTATTTCTTCGTCAATTTCATTGGTAAAATCGGCTATCATATTGCCTTCCTCCTCTGATTCTACATCTGCAACTTCACCGAACTCTGAAATTTTTGTATCCATAAATAATTCAACTTGTGTGTCATTAAGTGCTTTTTTATTAGCAGGAACTTTCATCACATATTTATCTACACTTTTTATACGGCCGTCTTCTATATTTGAATTCAAAATTAAGTTTCCAAAGTCATCGATATTCGGTGATTGTGTTTGTTTTTTCAAAAACGCATCATATGATTCCTGATCGAAGTCATATTTTTCTAAAAATTCAGGTAATTTTTGCTTCATCGTTTAACCTTAAATTTGACATTGTCTTCGTGAATTTTAACTTGGTTTGGTGATTCAACCCTTATTTCAAAATAATAAATTCTGTCAATTGAAAGACACCCAAAATCAAAATCAAAATAGTGACCGTGACCGTTACAACTTATCCTTGTGTACTTATCATATCCAAGAATTCTTTCCTTTGTATCTGCATCAATTACAGAATAGTACATGGGGTGGTCTACGAAATTACTATCAGTATACCTAGATTTATTTGAAAAGCTTTTAACTGGAAACTTATCTCTTACATTAACCTTCATTCTGAGCTGTTCTCTCACAGATATGTCTGTTGTTAATCCAGTGATTGAAATAGATATATTGTCATGGTGTATAAATTTTATATTGGGCTTTCTGTTTGATATAGTATATTCAATACTCGGAGACGAGTCACAATTTGCAGAATTTATACTACTTCCACTTACAGAATTTATACTACTTCCACTTACAGAATTTATACTACTTCCACTTACAGAATTTATACTACTTCCACTTACAGAATTTATAGGTTGATTATCATCATAGATACACTTAATAGATTCCACAACATCACACCCACACGGATTAAATACATAGTCATTGGTTGAAATTTTCAAATATGGTTGGTATATAGTGTTTGTGTCTTTAGAGAAAAAATTAAGTTTTCCCGTGAAAGCTGTTGTTTCGTTGGTAAACTTTATTACAAGTCCGTTGTTATCCATGTGACCGGATAACCATAGATCTACATATTCCGTTATATCAAATGCGACATCCGAAGTTCTGGTATCAAACTTATATGCAGGTATTGTGGTTATTCCATATAATTTATCAAGTTCATGCCTTGAATAAAAGTCTCCTCCTGTATTATCCCAATCGGTTTTTCCGTCGGATGTTATCCAGGTTGCTCCCGAAGCTTCTATATTATCAAACCTACGACCTACTCCCTCACTCCATGTTGTTTTCATAGGAAAAACTTCAAGTTCTAAACTACCCGTTAGTTCAAGTGTTTCGGTTATCTTTAATTGTAAAAAAAAGTCAGAACCAGTTAGTTGTGTCTGAGACGAGAAATTACCTGTATCAAATTTCATAAGCAGTCTGCTCATGTGGTGGCCTCGTTCTTCTGTAAATGTATTTTCGAGTTCTAATATTTCATCGTATCCAGTATTTAAGTTTTCAATGCTTTTGTGTCTATAGATTGTTGCATCAGACTCTGTATATAAAAATGTGTTCACGAAGCAACCCTCCCGACTACATCACGATCAGGGAACTTTAGTTCAAATATACACGGGTCAACCGATGGGTATATTATCTTATTATATGTGGCAGACTCTATGTTATATTCGTTTTCTGAGTAATTTCCATCGTTTATAGTTTTATTATAAATTCTCAAATTCACCACTGACTTAACACCATAGATTTTAGATATTTCAAGTTCAAGTTCACTTAATTCTATTGACTGACCTATGCTCCAGTTTTCAATATTAAAATACGTTTTGATTCCGTCAAGTACACTATCTAGAACTTCTATATTAGAATAGTTTTTAAACACAGAAATCTCTACATCAACACCTATGTTTACAATAAACGCATCCGTGATATTAATACCATCTGTAAGTAGTTTATATTGACCAATGTAAGTTCTCAGGTTTTTATATACCAACTCGTTTGGTGTAACCAAGTTCTTATTGTTATTGTAACTCAAAATATATAAGTTTATAGCAAACGGATTGTTAACTTCTCCATATACATTTGTTAATCCGTTTGAAGATATACTTTTAGATGCCTCACCTAAATTATTTATAAAATCAAGTTGAGTTTTGCTATCCAAAATTCCATCAGGAGATACGTATGCCTTTGCAATACTACCGAACTTTACTGGCATAGAATATGCACGGATTACGTAATCTTCACGTGTAACCGCTCTATTTTGGGCAGCGAAATGGGCAAGTGCATTTCTTCTAATCTCCTCCGATGACTCAGGGCCCTTTCCTCCGAGTGCAGGTTCCGGGTTGTTTACCCGGACACTTCCTTTAATCGTGTTTAGTATTGTTCGTTCGTTTGGTTCTAAAAACTCAACTTGATCACCCGTTTTTATGCTTGTAATATTCGTAAGTGTGTTGGACGGAACATTTGAATTTATTCCACCACCCGCATAATATTCAATTGTGAGTGTTCCTGTGGGTGCTTCTCCGTAACTCTTTGTTTTTAAGAAATTGGCAGGATCAATTGCGACCTCGAATGAGGCAGGTGTGTCAAGTATTCTACCCACATTATTTAAGTTTGGTATAATAATTTCATCATCAATCTTATCTGCCCCCGCACCAAACTCGATGGTGGTGGTATTATCAGAATTTACTCGGGTGGTAAATCTTTTTGAAGTTCTTAAAAACCGCAACACATATGGAGTAGCTTCTGCATATGTTGAATAAAATGGATTTTTTTTAAAACTATTTTCTTCTTCGATTAGAACCGTGTCGTTAGCCAGATATGGTACTTGGTAGTATTTATTTCCATTTTCGTCTTTTATGCTTACTATTTCTAACACATCAGGTTCAACCAAAGTAATTTCGTAAAATTCTTCTTTTGTGCGGATCGTAACCTCTCTTACTTTTTTTGATCCCGCCGACGCCATTACAAGTTTTTTAAGTAAATAAAATGTAGGTTGTCCTGAATTATCATCTCTACTAAAAACAGAAACCTCCCGTGGGTTCGCAGGAGTGTCTTCGTAAAAGTTTACCGCATCAAGTGTTCTAAAAATAGTAGTTGTGGTATCAGATGATTGTACCTCCATTCCGGCCTGTATATTTAATGAATATTTGAAGTCAGGTTCAATTTCACCCGTAGACGGATCGGTCACCGATGGAACTAACTGAAACACTTCCAACTCTACAAGTGCGGCCGCAGATGTTTTTGGTGTATATCCTAGATAATTTGCAAGTGTAACTATGTTTTTCCTCTCTTCTGCGTGTTGCATGAATCCCTCTTTAAACTGATAGTCAATATAATAAGATAAAACATCCCCTACATAACTGGCCAGTTCAATAAACATCATACCCGTTGAGTTTTCACTAAAGTCTTTATAGCTCTTTGGAAAATAAGATTTTGCGTACTCAACCAAGTTTTTCTTAAATGAGTTAAAGTCTTTTCCGAGATAGTTGATATCTCTTGATGTAGTTTTTATTTTTTCAGAATTTCCTATGTCACTCATTTTAAAAATCCAAAGTTAATTGTTGAGCAGAGTCGGGTATGGAGTTTAATCTAAACTTTATATTAACAGTTACTTGATTGGGTTCATTTGTATAGTCTCGCTCTGACACCACAGATATAATGTGTACCTCGGGCATCCAAGTTTCTACTGCATCTTTTACTGCATCGTCTAATAAATCGTCTGCGTAATCTTCTGTATTTGCCTCAAATATTATTTCACGCAAATCGCTTCCATATGAAGGCATCATAGGTCGTTCACCCTTTGCGGTCATTAACAACATTTTTAAGTTTGTAAGACCCCGTTGCATATCAGAATATGTTTGATTAAAAAATCCGGAATCTCCTTTGGTATAAGGTAAAGTAATTCCAACTGGTACTTTATCTAACATTAAACGGTTCCCTTTTTCTTTTTATCAACTAGGTTTAATACATCCGAATAATTTCGTGTAAGTGCAGATGAAACATGATCGGGTAACGAATCAACATCAACCCGTTGACCGTTCATGTCTGTGAACTCGGTTGCAGGTGCAACACCTCCACTCACCATACTACCCTCGTGTGGTATTCCACCCACAGTCTCGTTTAAGATTTCATTTATAGCTTTGTTTTTACTGTATTGCTTTTGTGGTTTGGTTTTTCTAACTTTGTTTATTTTATGTCGTGCGATTTCAACTATGTTGGTATCTTTTGACTCAGCACTCAAATGAGGGACTTTATTACTTAACTCTTCCAGTATGGATGGTAATGTGGATTTGAGTTCTTCACGAACCGCGACTCTTATAATTTTAACTAATTCTGATTTTTTCATAACTTTTATAGATATACATATATACTCACCCAGATATAAATATTCTCTCACTTAATAATGTTGGTAATCTTGCTCTTAAACTTGCAAGTTGTCCCTGTTGAGCAGGTCTAGATGTTGTAATATATGGATCGTGGTGGACATGGGATGACAACCAACCACACAAATCATTTAACCACGCAGTTGTGCAATCTCCCTTTAGTGTCGGGTGGCACTCTGATGTATATCCACCCAAATGCACACTGGGTGTTGCAAATGAAATGTGAGCATCACTTCTAAGCACTATCCTGCTCTTTGCGTCCATAGTGATTTCGTCATCGGTTGTAACAAAAAATTTCTTCTTTGAAAAAATTCCAGTCTCTTGAGTTTTCGAGGATATTAACACTCGTTCGGAATTTAATATTATTTGATTACCCACAAGTGCAGGTAGTTGCTTTCCAAATATAGCACCAGAATCATTCTTTTTAAGAATGCTTTTTTCACTTTTTTCAAGTTCCTTGTTAAACTCCTCTTCATATACACGTGTGGCATCTGCTATAGCAAGATCCACTTCATCTGTATTTTTTAGTGTAGTTAAGTCTTCTTTATCAAGTAGTGACACGGCATTTAAGTCTGCGTTTTCAAGCACAGTTCCTTTTAGTGAGTCACGTGTTATTTTTTCACCTGACATGAATGATGTAACTTCCGTTGAATTGGAATGTACGGGTTGCACATCTCTATTAATAATGTTTTTTATATTCAACTTCTCTTTTTTAGAGTTTCCAAGAAAATTTGGTATGTCTGAGTCTGTGATTGATATGTTGCTTTTTAAGTTATTGCTTCCTTTAAACGCAGTTGGATTTCCACTAGAAAACCCCCCTATATTAAAAGTTCCCGTTGTTGAGTTTTTGATATCACTAACCGAAGTTCCAGGAGCACCTGTTGTCAAGTTGGCAAATGTTCCGGTTGGATTTGTGGGTTGGGGTGTGGTTGACTTCTGCTTTTCCCGGAACAATCCAGTCAGTGGATCAAATTTAACCTGTGCTACGTTTTCTGCGTCCTTGGTCAACCCTATATTAGTTTGACCAAATGTCTTAGCAGAATCTTGTATAGCACCGAGATCACCCACAAGTGATTTATAGTTCATATCAAAACCAGAATTATTTCTTGCATATGAATTGTATGTACCGTCTTGCATGAAAGTATCTCCAAGTTGTTTTGTCAACTCCATATCAGAAAGAAGTTTGTTTCCTTCGTTTCTAAATGTATCTACTAAATTATTTTTATATTCCAATTTATTTACCCAATCACATAAATCAAATAATAAATTATCTAAATTGAAACCACCAAACCCACCAAAATTGAATTTCAAGTTTCTCAGTCTGTCAAACAAACTCATCAAAAGTGCAAGTAATGTTAAATCAATTCCGATTGAAAGTAACCAACCGAGTTTATTTTCTGTTTTAGAATTTCCACTCTTTCCATCTACACTCGCACATATTGATTTTAAACCGAACGCAGCCAACTTAAAAACTTTAAACATCGGGCTATCATCTGATGAAAT